CTACCTTTGAAGATTATCGACTTTGTCGATGGTCCTGATAGTACAATTGGTGATGCAAAAACAGATGTACTTGTAATGTTTAACGTAGGACATCAGTTGCTTAATGCAACGGGTATCGGATAAGGAGAATAAATTATGGCTGCTATATCAAGAGCAAATGAGCTTAAACAGCTCCTACCGGGTCTTAACGCATTATTTGGCGAAGAGTACAACAACTACGAAAATGAGCACGAAGATATCTACGTGACTGAAAACTCTGAAAGAAGTTTCGAGGAAGAGTTAAAGTTATCAGGTTTCGGAGCTGCTCCTGTAAAAGATGAGGGTGCTGCTATCAGTTATGACACAGCTCAAGAATCTTTTGTAGCTCGTTACACTCACGAAACTATTGCAATGGGATATGCTATAACTGAAGAAGCAATGGAGGATAACCTCTATGTTTCGCTTTCAGCTAGATACACTAAAGCCTTAGCTAGAGCTATGGCTTACACCAAACAAGTAAAAAGTGTTGTTCCTTTGAACAATGGTTTCACTTCGTTTAATGGTGGTGATGGTGTAACTTTATTTAGTACAGCACACCCATTAGTTAATGGTGGTACAAATAGTAATAGACCTGCCACAGGTGCTGATTTGAACGAAGTATCTTTAGAAGATGCAATTATTCAAATCGGTGGATACACAGACGAAAGAGGTCTGAAAATCGCTGCCAGAGCAAGAAAGTTAATCATACCTTCTGCTCTTCAGTTTGTAGCAACTAGACTGCTACAAAGTGACTACCGAGTAGGAACAGCAGATAATGACATTAACGCTATTAAAACTAATGGCGTTATTCCAGAAGGTTTTTCAGTTAATCATTATTTAACTGACCCTAATGCCTTCTTCATTACTACTGACATTCCTGACGGAATGAAGCACTTTGTAAGAAGTCCAATGACTACAAGCATGGACGGGGATTTTGACACAGGAAACGTTAGATACAAGGCTAGAGAAAGATATTCCTTTGGAGTATCAGACCCTCTAGGTATCTTCGGCTCTCCGGGGTCAAGCTAAGAATTAAGGGAGGACTTCGGTCCTCCCTTTTTCTACATCTAGGATTAATTAACTTCTCTATCAACTGACCTAGCAGACAACCCAAGATGATAGAGTTTTTCCTTTAAGGAGGGAATAATGGGAACTACAACATTCTCAGGACCTGTTAAAGCAGGGACTATCAAAGACACAACCGGAACTACTGTAGGTACTGATGTCGCTAATACCGGCTCAGTTGTTATGGCACAATCTGCAGTTGTAGATATTATTGGTGCAAGTCACTTAAACCAAGTAATAGCTACTGTACCGGCTAATTCACAAATTATTGATGTCGTATTAAACGTTACTGTCGTTAATAACGATGGTGGTGCAGCTACTGTATCAGTTGGTACAGCAGCAGACGGAAATGCTTTTATTAATGCACAAAATGTAAAAGCACTTGCAACAACAAGAGGTACTTTAGATACTGAAGCTACTGATGTTGGAACATCTGACATTCAAGTTCTAGCCGACTTTACCGGAGCAAATGGTGATGCAACCACCGGAGCTGCTACGGCAACAGTCTTATATATCCAAAACAACAATTTAAGTTAAAGGTAAATTATGGCAGATGCAGTCACAAGCCAGACTATTATAGATGGCGACAGAAACTGTGTTATGAAATTTACCAATGTAAGTGATGGCACGGGCGAAAGTGCTGTAGCTAAAGTAGATGTTTCTGCTTTATCTGCTAACTCTGCAGGGACAGCTTGTTCCGGAGTTAGAATAGTACGAGTAAGCCATGCCATTGTTGGTATGTCTGTTCAATTATTTTTTAATGCTAACGCTAATGTTTTAATCATGGAGTTAGCTGAAAGTAGTAATGGACATATGGACTTTTCGGATTTTGGTGGTATTCCTAATAATGCAGGAACAGGAAAGAATGGTGACGTTCTTTTCACAACTAAGGGTGCTAGTAATGGGGATACCTATTCTGTTACTCTTGAAATGATAAAAACGTATTAAGGAGTTAATATGGCAAGTAAGAAAGCAATAATTTCTACAAGTGGTTTTCCCCCACAGTATTTTGTTTTACAAGCAAATGATGAAGGTATTTTTGAAGTTGTATTTGGACCTGACCCTGATTTAGTTGATGCTCAAAGAAAAGCAGATGAACTAAATGGTGTCAGAGCTAGAACAACAAAAGGTCACTATGTGGCTGATGACCCTTCAACACCTGATGTAAATGAAGCATATGTAGGTGGAAAAACACCAAAGAAAAAAACAACTAAGAAAAAACCCGTAGCTAAGAAAAAAGCTACTACAAAAAAGTGAGGTAATTATGCCCGGTGGAATGATGAAAAAGAAACAGCCACAAATGTATGGCGATGGTGGCAAGATGAAAAAACAAACTGCACAAACCTATATGGGTGGTGGAGTTATGAAAAAGAAAGCACCTATGTCTGCAATGTTCCGTGGTGGTAAAACAGGCAAATAATGTCAGGAGCTAAGAAGGACTCTCGTTTAAAAAGAGCAGGAGTATCAGGTTATAACAAACCAAAGCGTACTCCTAGCCACCCTAAGAAGTCTCATATTGTTGTTGCCAAAGAAGGTAGCAAAGTAAAAACCATTAGGTTTGGACAGAAAGGTGCTAAGACTGCAGGTAAACCTAAAGCAGGAGAGTCTGCAAGAATGAAAGCAAAACGAAAATCCTTCAAAGCTCGTCATGCAAAGAATATTAAAAAAGGTAAGATGTCAGCAGCTTATTGGGCAGATAAGGTGAAGTGGTGAGTAGAGCAAAAAAATCAAAATCAAAAGTCAATGAGGCAGGAAACTATACTAAACCTACTATGCGTAAAAATTTATTCAACAGAATTAAAGCAGGTGGTAAAGGTGGTAAGCCGGGTCAATGGTCTGCACGTAAAGCTCAGATGTTAGCTAAACAATATAAAGCAAAAGGTGGTGGATATAAATGAATAAGAAACTTAGAGAAGTACCTGATAGCAATTCAGGATTAAAAAAACTTCCTTCTGATGTAAGAAATAAAATGGGCTACATGAAAGATGGAGGTCCAACTAAAAAAGCATCTTCAAAAAAAGTCTTAATAAAAGGAGCTGATGTTTCTGCTTTAACAAAGAGACAACAAGATACAATGAAGAAACATTCTAAACATCATACTAGTAAACATATGAAGTCTATGACTTCTATGATGAAAAAAGGTAAGACTTTTTCTCAAGCACATAAAGAAGCACAAAAGAAAGTTGGGTCTTAATGCCTTTAAAAAAATCACAAAGGTCTTTAAAAAATTGGACTAAACAAAAATGGAGAACAAAGTCTGGAAAACCTTCAGGCAAAACAGGAGAGCGTTATCTTCCTGAAAAAGCAATTAAAGCTTTATCTTCTTCAGAGTATGCAGCTACAACGAAAGCTAAAAGAAAAGGAACTAAAAAAGGCAAACAGTTTGTTAAACAACCAAAGAACATTGCAAAAAAAACAGCGAGGTACAGATGACAATAGCTAGAACTAATATGCGTGAACAGATTGACAAGTCTGGTAAAAAAAAACAAAAAATAGTAACCCAAGAAAAACGAGGAGACATAACAGTTATAAGAGTTAGATATGGCGACTAGTGGAACTTACGGATTTAATTTAGACATTACAGAACTTATGGAAGAGGCATTTGACCTCTGTGGTTTATCTATAATGTCAGGTGGAGACTACAACACAGCAAAACGTGCATTGGATTTAATTTTTTTGGAATGGCAAAACAAAGGACTTAATCTTTGGAAAGTAGAACAAGGCAGTATAACTTTGACTGCAGGTACTAATATATATGATGCAGATAGTACAGCATTAGAAATAGTTGATGCTGTAGTAAGGACTGATGCAGGAGATGTATCAGAACAATTTGACCAACGACTTACAAGAATAAGTAGAACTGAATACAATCATCAAGCTAAAAAACTTTTACAATCTAAGCCAACACAATACTATGTTGATAAAGGATTAACATTAAAGATAGGGATTTGGGCAACACCTGACTCACAACAAACTTATACTTTAATATATGATTACATAAAAAGAATTGAAGATGCAGGAGTTAATGCAAGTATAAATCCAGATGTTCCTGCTAGATACTTACCATGTTTAACTTACGCTTTGGCATACAACATAGCTTGTAAGAATGACCAATCACAAAGTCGCATACCTATGATAAAGCAAAGGTATGATGAATTATGGAAAGAAGTATCAGAAGCAGATAGAGAAAGAGCTGCTATAAGATTTGTACCTAATACTAATAGTTATTAAACATGGCATATGCAGCAGGTAAAAAAGCAATTGGTATCTGTGACAGATGTGGTTTCACTTATAAATTAAGAGATTTAAAATACGAAGTACAAGACCAAAAAAAAACAGGTAGTAGAATATGTCCGTCTTGTATAGACCCAGACCAACCTCAGTATAGAGTAGGAGAGGTTGATACTTCAGATAATATAGGTTTGTTTAATCCTAGACCTGACTCAGGCGAAAA